GGCGAAGAAGTGCGATGCGTCTATTTAAAGCCGCATCCAAAGCAGAAATGTCAGTCAAAGCAAAAAATCGATATCAGATTGCGGGAAACAGCCCTTAGTGGGCTGATAGGGCCCGGCATGAAAGCACCTCGGTCCCCGTTGAGCATGGGGCCCTCGGGTAAAGAGGGCAGCGGTAATATTATTGCGCTGCCTCTTTACCGGGCCGGCCCACACGGAAACCAATGCCCCCCGGCCCTATAAGAAGGGCTATCGGGGGGAGAACTCGGCAGTCGGCAGCGGTCTAGGAAGAGAGTTTCTCAAAACCTCGGATCTCAAAGCTGATCCAAGGGCTAAGAAGCTATCCACGTTAGCTTCTGACGAGATGGCTCCTCCTGTCAGTGACACAGAGTCGGCAAACTCGGCAAACTGCCGACTGGCCGAACGCGCTCCGGGCGCTGCCGAAGCAAGCTTCGAGGTGAGGGCCAAGAACATCTTCCTAACATACAGCAAGTGCTTGCTTGATCCACAGGAAGCGTTGCGTGACATCACGCACAAACTTCGCAAGTTTGAGCCTACGTATGTATACGTGGCAAGAGAACTACACCAAGACGGCACCTTCCACCTGCATTGCTTCGTGCAATGCAAGAAACACGTACGCACTACGCGTGCACGCTTCTTCGACCTCGAAGAATACCATCCCAACGTACAAAACGCAAGGATGCCCCACAAAGTCCTTGCATACTGCAAGAAATCTCCGGTATCGTACGCCGAGGAGGGGGCGTACACGGAGAGCGACGTCCGCAAACGCAAGATCGACGCGTCAACAACAAAGGACGCCAAAATGGCGGATATCATCAGAAGCTCCAAGAGCAAGGAGGAGTATCTCTCAATGGTAAGGAAGACCTTCCCATTCGACTGGGCAACAAGGTTGCAAAACTTTGAATACTCAGCCGAACGGCTGTTCCCCTCTACTCCTCCGCCCTACGTCAGCCCATTCAACATGCCAAGCCAAGAAGAACATCCAGTGCTCGGAGCATGGCTCCGAGCAGAACTGTACACTGTAAGTCCCTATGCTTACAGCATTCACTCCGGTCTTTCGGAGGAACAAGCTAGAGCTGACCTCCAATGGATGCATGACACCAGCAGGGCAGAAACCCTGCTGAACGAAGAAAATCCCTCTACATCTGCGGACCAACTCGTACCGGTAAGACATCTTGGGCCAGAAGTCTGGGCAAGCATAACTACTGGCAACACAGCGTCGACTTCCTCAACATCATTCCCGACGCTGAATACAATGTAATTGATGACATCCCCTTCAAATTCGTCCCTTGTTGGAAGGGGTTGGTCGGAGCACAGAGGGACATCACCGTCAATCCAAAGTACGGCAAAAAACGGCTGCTCTCCAACGGAGTCCCATGCATAATCCTCGCCAACGAGGACGAAGACTGGCTCCAACAAATGCAGCCTGGTCAGGCTGACTGGTTTAACGCTAACTGCGAGGTACATTACATGTACCAAGGAGAGACTTTCTTCAAAAGCCTTGGCGCAGCTACAGCGTGACTCCTCCGTCGGCACGCGCCGCGCATTTTCATTAATATGAGTTGGGTGTGTTTTTTTTTTTCGAGTCCTAACCCTTAGCCGCCTTCGATCTGGCCGCCAATTTAGGTTAATGTTGTATTTTCTGTGTCGTACCGCCACTGCACAAGTGCAATAATAAAACTGGAGTTTTATTAATACTCGCCCAAGGGGCTCATTACACTGGGCTACTGGTTGCCCACAGACTTAAAGTACACCTTAATTACCCCGCGGGCGGTGAAAACAACCCCGTTAGCCGGGGCAAGAACTATGTAAAGGGCTCCACCCTTAATGTCGGAGGCCTCCGCAGACACCGTATCCTTCCACTCGGTCCGCACTCCTAATCCCTTGGCGAACCGGTTCACGGACACCAGGTTGTCTGTATTGGGCACCGGCAGCTTCGTGTAATCCGCCGTGAAGGTACTCCCGTTGCAACTCAACGTAAACGGCCAGCGCCGTTTCACCACAAAGCGGTGCGAGACTTCTCGCTTGACCTTCCAGGTACAAGGCCAATTGGTCAATCCACTCGGCACATCGAAAATGTCCGAGGGGACAAGGTCAGCAATCCCAGTAGGCGTCTTATCGTACACGAGCCAGCATATCGGCTGGCTCTTCACGCAGTACTTCTGTACAGTAGAAGATGCCGAAACGCCAAGGCTAACACTAACCTTGTACGTAATGGTCTCCTGGGACTTCCGCTGGTTCTCTGCAGAACCGCGGGTAAATGCCGTGAGCAACAGCGCACGTCCTCCTGCATTAAATGCCTGATCCTCAGCATATTGGAAGGTCTGCACCTGCAGTGCATCCTGGCTAGCGCTGGAACGGGAACCAGTCCACTTCGTGTACCGCGGCTTCTTACGCCGCTTCCCAGCAGAACTGCTCCCGCGCTTCCTCTTCGACGAAGCAGGCATGACGACTCAACCTCCACCCACGGAAGCAGCTCCTGAAAGCACGAGCAAAACACCAGATTCCCTTACGGGGATAGAAACTTCACATTCTGGCCTTGTAGGGACAGCTGGCGGAACCTCACCGGTCCGCCCAAAGCCCGAATTGAAGGTACTACTGCTTAAACCGGATAAACGGAATTGCGTAATGAAATCCGCAATGCAGGTCTTGTAAATGAATGACAAGACACACGCAGCAATAAATGCTGCAAACAAAGATAAAGCAGTGACCTTCAAAGACGAGGCAAAGCTCTCGTCCTGGCTTCGCCGTGGAATCGCACCAGAAACAATCAAAGCAGACTGAGGGTACTCCGCCAT